TAATTGATTTAGCTAATTGTCTAAAAAACTTAAACTGAGGGTCAGATTCTTCAATATTAAACGCAATTTTAGCTGCTTCGCCGTGAAAATCTACGTTTTCTTGCTTCATAAGCTCGTTCATCTCGTCATTATTGACATAATACATAAATACACGCACTTCCATCTGCGAATAATCGTATGCAACCATCTTGTAGCCCGGTCTAGGTACAAATAAATGTCTAATAGCAACTTGGCGAGGATCATTTTGATTAAATTTGTCACCGCCTAGGAAACTCCACGTCTTAAGGACATCATCAGTCAATTGAGTCTGAGAATTACCACCTTTACTTGAGATCAACGCGGCAACTCTATCCTTTATATCAACTTTATCACTATCAGTTAGCTCTCTATCCTCTACATATACCACATCTCTAGGTATATTCTGTAGATTAGGGTTCCGTGATGATAATCTACCAGTCACTGTACCCCAATTGCAGAAGTTAGTATGTAGTACAGGCATGTCTATATAAGGCTCTATGTAAGTGGCTCTATACTTATCGAGTGTTCTATACTGTCTAATTAAACCTGCGAGTGGATTGTTAAGCTGTACTAACACTGCTTCATTCCACGCCTCTGCACCTGTGCTTGTTCTAGCAGGAGAGTGTACCCCCATGCCATTAAATATCGTTCCTATCTGTTTTGGACTACTTATATTAAACTCTTCCCCTGCTAATTCATATATTTGCTGTTTAAGAGCATCAATTCTGGTAACCATCTTGTCATATGCTATCTTAGCATAAGCATTGTTTATAGGCACCCCACGTTTTTCCATCATGTACAATGCTTTAGTTAGATCACATTGAAACTTAAACAAGTCAGATTGTTTAGTTTCTTCTAGTTTTGCTGACCTATCAAAGTAAACTTTCCGTGTCCACTCTACATCTTTGATGCAATATGGTCCTAATACAGATGGAGGAGCTAATGAAAAGTCTTTAGTCCACTTATTTTTGCGTAATACTTGTTTAGTATCTAAATCATATTGTCCTGCTTCATCACCATAACTTCTAATTATAGTATCAGTTAAACTAAGCTGATTTATAGTAGTGGGTTCAGTCATTCTAACCATCACTAGTACATCAACTAAGTCCATAGTATCTATGGCAAAACCCTCATTCTCTAAAAACTTCGCATCAAACTTTACATTGTACCCTACTAAGGTCTTACATTTAGTGTTTATACACTCTGCAAGTTTATGCAAATCAAGTTGAGATAAATTAGGTTCATCTGATTGATGTCTAAATGGGAAGTAATATATGTCATCACTATTATTTGTAGTAGAAATCCCTATACCACACAGTTGATGCATGTCATAAGGATTTAATCCATTAGTCTCAACGTCAATAATCCACTCTGTACTAGTTGATTTATTAAATAAATCTATAGTTTTCTGGAATGTGTCGGATGTTACTATCATTGGATTAGTCGCAACCCCCAGTAGGACATCAACTGAGGGCTGCATAGTTATGGAGGTCCCCATTAAAAGGGCATATCGTCATCTTCATCATCCACTGTAACTGCATTAGCAGGTACGGATGTGTCAGATGCTTCAAATTTACCGTATCTTTGAGCTACATACTCTTTGATCGGTGTGAGGTTAGCCACCTCTGCTTGTTTATCTTCTGGTAGTTCAATGCTACCATTAGTAGATGTGATAGTATAAGTAGTATCTAAACTAGCACCTCTTCTTTTTACTCTAATTACAGACTTATTAAGAGCACCATTGTCCCCATATATGTCTACTAATTGATTCCAGTTTATATTATTAGCACCAAAAGATAATGTCATTACTTTAAAGTCATTAACAACTTCTTTATAAAGTGTATTACCTGTAGGGCTAGTAATTTCTTCCCAAGAGTCTTCACGTTTTTCTGCGTGTAAGATCTCAGTAACGTACACCCATAGTGCAAATTTGTGTCTAGGGAGTTTTCTTTTACCGTTATCTTCCCAATACATAGCTTCACTTGGTACTTCATCAACAGGTTCTCCGTTAACTACTAATACGCTTCTCCAGCTTTTATCCACACCGCTTTGAAACTCATATACGAAAAACTCGTCTAAAAATATATCGCCTTCATCGCCTGATGCGATAGACTTCATAAATACTTGATCTCCGTCCTTCAACCAAATTTCTTTACCACTACTTTCAGTGTTTAAAGTTCGTGTAGTCCTACTGTTTATATTGTTTTGTATCATACTGATTCCAGACATGTATCCTCCTTACCAGTATCGTCTATTGTTTATTACATTTTTTAGTATATCATAAGATCTGATATCCTGCACATCTTTATATTCACTAGGAATTTTGATGTATGATAATGTTATTTTACCACGTAACATATCTAATGCTTTATCTCTGCCAATCGTCCCCGCTTTATCATTATCTAAACATAGTATAATCTCTTTTACAGGTAATGTCAATAACAATTCTTGCTGTTTCCTTGACATAATCGCACCCAATATAGCCACAGATTTAAATCCTAACTGGTCTAACCACATTGTATCCAAAGGACCCTCAGTAACACACAGTGTATCTGATGGAGTAATTAAGTGCTGCCCGTATAATATCTTTGATTTCTGTAGTCCTCTAGAATATAAATATTTAGGGATAGCCTTTTCTTGTCTAATCGCCCATCCCACAGTTCTCTCATCTTTATCAAACATTGGTAGCACAAGACCATTCCTACTTGTTACACCACACTGCCACTTTCTCATGCTTTTTTTAGTAAAGTCTCTAGTAAATATCCATGGTGGCACAGCTCCTAATGTGTAAGGTATTTCTACTTCAGGTAATTGTTTATCTTCTTCAACTATAGTAAAATCAAATAGGTCATCTTTATAGTTCCCTTTGTAGTTGTCTAAGAAATCACGCACTTGTTGATAAGACCAGCCTTTATAATCTGCTATAAACCCCTTAAGATGTCCCTGCCCACATCCTGCAAAACATATCCAAACACCTTTTTCTATATTTATAGAGCATGATTCTGTAGTATCTTGATGAAAAGGGCATAATATAGATATTTGACTATCTCCTACAGGGATAGATAATCCAATGTCCGTTAATGCTGTTGCCCAATCCACGTTACTTCTTTTGTATTCTGTATATAAAACCATCTTTTTCTCTCCAAAACCCTTCAGGGAACGTCATGCCACACTGAAAACAGTATGGATCATTTTTTACTAATCCTAAAACTGGTTTTAACAATAGTGAATTAGGATCAATAATAGTAATCCCTACTTTTAAAGTGCCATTTGCAGAACACTTACCACATTTAAATTTATTAGATAAACGACTCATTGTCCTCCTCTATTCTACCTTTGTCAACATCCCATACAAATTGTGTATCCCTACCACCTAAGTCCCCATCTCGATATTTTTGGAATGCTATTTCTCTTAATTTAGGTTCTTCTTCAACCATACACATAGATATTGCCACATCTGATGCCCTAATTAGAGCGTCTCCAAATGCGACTTGACTAGCTGTAGGTTGTGTATACATATTAGCAGCATCCCTCGTTGCTTGAGTTGATGCTATAACAGTGGTATTAGTTGATAATGCCATTGTCTTTAGACCATAAAATAGTGAGTGTGATTGCTCCCATGCCGCTTTGTTTCTATCTTGTG